GCAGTCGGGGGAAATGTTCTTGCCTTCTTCATAGTCTCCAGCGTAGAAGCTGCGTGACACGTTGGCGTTTGCGGCCACGATCACAATGTTCATCGAGCGGTCCTCATTTTGAGCAACCTCTTTGCCATCCACAAGCATACGGAACACGCCGCCACGGATAGAGATACGCTTGCCGCTGCCACCGCCACTGCCGCCCATCAGGGCTTTGGTGGTCTCATCAAGTTCGATGTTGCGCAGGTGTGCGGGCAGGGTGTTGCCGCCTTTGGAAAACAGGGTCAGTTCACTCATCATTAACTCCTTTGGTGACGGGGGTGATTGCTACGGGCGTGGTCATGGCTGCAATGTCTGCGCGTTTGAAGCGCACTTTGTTGCCAACACGGAAGTGCGGAATCTTTCCTTCACGCACCATCGTGTACACGGTCTGGCGGGAGACGCGCAGGAAATCTGCGACCTCCTGAACAGTCATATTTTCATTCTGCACTTAGCTTCTCCTTATGGTAACTGCGTACCGGCTATCGACATTCATGTTGGGGGGCAGCATGTCGGGGTTCTCTTCAAGTAGTTGCTTCATCGCAGTCTGACTGACGCGCTTCTCCAGCAGATCAGGCATGTTGTGCTGCATGATGAACTTGTGCATGGAGTTCCAATCGCTCGTCCAGTAACGGGTCTTCACTGTACGAATGACGGTTCCATGTTGGGTCTTGAGGCTATCAGCGCCAATGGATTTGCACAGGTCAAGCAACTTGCCTTCCAGCACTTCCATCTGCTCTTTGATCGCCCCGTCTTGCTCCTCATACTCGCGTAAGAGGGTGCTTCTCTTGTCACGCATCTTGATGTAGACGGTGACGAGTTTGTCTACCGATATGTCTTCGGTCATGGCTTACTCCTTCTTCTCTGTGGTTGGGATAATAACGTCAAATTTTACAATGTCAATAGCTCCTTAACTCAGTAGTTCCCCGTAGAGGTCAACGATCTTGACATGGATGTCCACCTTGTTTTTGAGCATGGCGTACATCCGCTTCTCAACCCCACTGCCTTGCAAGTGGACGACCACCGAGGGGTTCTTCTGCCCTGCGCGATGCACACGTGCGTTGCATTGCAGGTAGGTTTCCACGGACATCACTGGGCTCCAGTACACGATTGTGTTGGCTGCATGGAGTGTGACCCCGTGTGAGGCTGCTTGCGGTTGGATGACCAGCACCTGTGGGTCTGGCTTGGTCTGGAACCGCTGAAAAATATCTGCCCGGTTGGCTGCGGAGATGCCCCCATGAATGACGGCTGTGCTGTACCCGTGCTTCTTGAGGTCTTCAGACACCAGCTCGATGGCATGTCTGTATGGCACAAACACCAACACCTTATGGCTTGATTCCTCAACGACCTCGCGCAGCACGGCCAGCCTGTTGCTGGCGTCGAACTGAACGACTTCACCATTGTCGGAATACACCGCTCCTCCCGAGAGTTGCAGCAACTTGTTAAGGTTTGCCGCAGCGTTGACCGTGGTGATCTCCTCTCCTGCGGCCTGCACAATCAGTTGCTTGCGCAGCAACTCGTAGTACTTAACCTGCTGTGGTGTGAGCGGTACATCCCTGAACGTGTAGGTCATCTCAGGCAGGTCGAGGCACTGCTCTTTGGTGAACCGGATGGCAGGCTGCAATACCTTGTGGATGATGGTCTGCGCGTTGGGTTTGGGCACCCACTTGAACTGCGTAACCTTGTTCATCACCATGTCCTTGAACGCACCACCAAAGCGTGGCACGTTGTTGGGGCTGACCAGCTTGGCCAGACCATAGGCATCCACGGGCGATTGGGACGCTGGAGTGCCAGTGAGCATCCACAGCCACGTGTTGGGTGTGAGCAAAGAGTTCAACACCTTCCAGCGTTTGGTCTGCGGATTCTTGTATGCGTTGGCCTCATCCACGACCACAAGGTCGAAGCCACCTTTCTTGATCTCATCAGCGACGATCTCAACCCCGTCATAGTTGATGACCACAAACTCTGCATCTCCACCCACGATCTCCTTGCGCTTCTCGGGCTTGCCATGAGCAACGTCAACCTTGCGGTGCATGGCGAACCGGAAGAGGTCACCCCTCCAGGCAGCATCCATGATAGACAGCGGGCAGATGACCAGCACCCGCTTGACGATGCCAAGGTTCATCAGGTAGTCCGATGCCCAGATGACGGAGGCAGTCTTACCCGTCCCCTGCTCGTTGAAGCAGAACGCCCTGCGGTGGAGGGTGAGAAAAGATGCGGTGATCTTCTGGTGCTCAAACGGTTTGTTGAGCCCGGGCCACTTGTACCGGCCCGTGATGGGTGAGGGTGCGTTGATCTTTAAGTTCCTGAGGACGATGGATTCCTCAAGCCCCCAGTTCACCAGTACGGTGGCAATGCCACCCGCGTTGTCCAATACCCTGCTCTTCGGAATCACGGTTGTGATCCGATCCGGGTTGCGCACTGTCAGCAGCAGTGCCTTGTTCTCTATGATCTCCATGTACTCTCCAATAGCTTTGCACTTCAAACAGTGCGTTTGAAGGGGTTCCCCGTCTTTCCGGGGTGTCCGTCAGTTCCCGGCCCAGAAAGGGGGGAGCCGTGCTGACTGGTGTAGTTATCTACCTATGGCGGGGTTCTGCATCCCCGGCGTCACTTATCACCCACACCTTACTTAGGTGACGCACCACAAATCATTTCTTGCGTTCGCGCTTGCTTGTCTCTGACACCAGCTTGCGGTCGGGTGCGCGTTTGAATGAACGGTTCTTTGACGATGGCTCAATCGTCACCCCATGCTTGTTGCTGCCGCCTTTACTCAGGGCTACGCGGTGGGCAACGTCTTTACCTTCACGGATGTCGGCAGTGCCGTTACCGTTGCGGTCGGGGTGCTTCTTGTCGATGGCTCGACGGGCGCGTTGGCGCTCCATCCGTGCCTCATGGGCACCATCGCGCTTCTTCTCAAGCTGCCATTCGTGCTTGGGGTCACGATCAGCTTTGTTCTTGTAGGGCATCATTCGCTCCTTCCATTGTGTGGACAGATTAGCACAGGGCACCACGCCTTGCAACTGAAATTACGCTTGGGGTTGAACACCTCGGACTCATACGCGGCCTCTCTGGCCATCAGTGTGTCGTCCAGTTCCGAGAAGATGTTGTAGCCAGTCTCGGCCTTGAAATCCGCTTTCACAAACTCTGCGCTTACCACGAACAGCAGACCTGACTTGACCACCGTGATCGTTGGGAAGTGGGTGAACACACATGCTGCCATCAGTGCAAGCTGCTTGGTGTCGGCGTACTTGGCGCTCTTGCCGGTCTTGTAGTCAATGACTCTAGCCTCGCCCTTCTCCCGGTTGATGATGATCAGATCGGCAACCCCCCGGTACCACACATCCTTGGCAAAGAAGTCACAGGGCATGAGCCGTCCGTCCACCTTCTTGAGGCCCATCTTGAGTTCACAGTGCTTGTCGCCAGGGATGGCTTTGAGCTTGTCCAGCATCGGGCGCATGAACGCATACTTCTCAGGCAACGGGGTGCCGTCCCGCATGAAGTTCTCCGCTGCCGTGTGTACGTCCTTGCCGTACATCATGGCTTCGCTGTCAGGCTCCTTGATGTCTTTAGCCACCCGCAGGTGGTAGTACTTCTTCGGGCACTGCTCAAACAGCGTGATGCTGGAGTAGCTCCATGCAGGAGGTTTCTTCACTGGTCGCCCCTCATGTGTTTGATGGCGTTGATCATCAGCCTTGTTTCGACAATTGCGTCGAGGGCCTGCTCGATGGCTTCGCCATACTCACGGTTTAGCATATGCTTGTGCGCTTCTTTCAGAGCGTTCTCGGCCATCATGCACGGGTGTGCGTAGTCGATTAGTGAAGAGGTCGTCGAGGTATCGGTTGACTTCATGTTCAATTCGCCTGTGAAATTTTGGGTCAGTTAATTTGATGTGCTCAATCCATGAACTGGCTTTGGGGTGTTTGATGAAGGGGATACGCTCATCTAACTGCCGCTGGTACCAAGCCCACCCCATTTGTGACATCTCAATCTCAAACATGCGTTCACGCAGTCTGGCTTCGCTTTGCTTCCTTCGGTGGAAGCTGTCTTCTGGATAAATAACCTCTCGCAAGTTTCGGTCCGGGTGCTTGAGCTTGCGAATCGCCTTGGCTTCAATCTGTCGTATGCGCTCACGGGATACATCAAACGTGCTGCCTACTTCTTCAAGAGACATATCATGATCTAACTCAATCCCAAACCGCATACGCAGTATCTTGGCCTCCCGGGGGGTCAACCCATCCAGCAGGTCTTTAATGTACGCCTGTTTTTCTTTCTCCCACAACTCTTCTTCTGGGTCCACTGCCTGCTCATCAAGTTCAATGTGCGGCAGTGCGGGCATGTCCTCATCGTTGCGGTAACCGTAGTAGTAATAGGCTTGCCTGATCACACTGTCTTCTTCGCTCATGGTGAGCGTACCGTAGGGGAGTGTCTTTCCCTTCAACACCTTGCCCCTTCGGGGGTCAGCAGTCTCCATAACTCCTCCCGTATCCAGCCTCACAGTTCAGTGGGATGCCCTTGGCCCACTCAGGCACAAACCGCATGCACTCCATGACATACGCCATCGCTTCTTCAACCTCACCCTCGGGGGCGATACACGCCACAGCATCATGGACGGTCATCACCACCTTGTACCGCTTGGCGATCAGCAGCATCTGCTCACCGATGATGCAACGTGCCAATCCCTGACAAATGTTCTCTGTCAACTTGCCACCGTAGAGCTTGACCGGCCCTTTGCGCGAGTCATAAATATACTGCTCTTTGCCTTCCTTGTCTTTCATTTTTCGCAGGTTGGGGTACCGCTGGTACAGCCCGTTGGGCAT